CACGCCATTGGACTTCTCTGACTATAGAGAATGGGAACCAGCTAACGGCGTACCCCATGCCATAAAAATTTTTTAGCGCGCGGAACTTCTCTATATAAGGAAAGGGAACTATTTGCCGCGGCGGCTATTCGGAACTTAGGAACAGGAACTTCCGATCGGAACTGCTACCACTCAATTAGGAACTCTGAATCGGGAACACTTATATCTAGATCTATATACCGATCTACACCGGGAGTGGTCTTACAGGAGGTAAGGAACAATAGAAGTGCTACACTATAGAGTAACTTCACCGCGTTCCAATATCACTTGTCTGTTAGCTAATTGTTCCTCAGCAATGTCGTCTTTAGACTTACCGAAATACTCTACGGCATAACTATTCTCGACCATGTACTGATTGACATTAACATCGCCTACAATAAGCTCTCCTAAGATACGACCATACTTACCTCTACTGTCATCAGCTTTTGTCTGTAGGACAATGTGTTCTCCGACGGGGCAAAAGGAAAGTATCTTCTCTTTAGCGAGATTACCAAACACCTTTTCTACCTTGTCAGACGTCCTAGACTCAGGCGTATCAATGCCGTATAGTCTAATACGCTGATTACGTAGCCATACTTCAAATCCTAAATCGATATCTACATCAACAGTATCACCGTCAATCACTCTTGTTATAATTGCTTTATATTGGTACATAAATTTATTTAACGTAATTCATTAATATTGATTGTAGAACTAATAAATATTCATATGACAAAAGATACTCTAAACCAATTATCCAAAGATGCACTCGAAGAACTAGGCCGTACTAAAGGTCTAGAGCTCGATAAGAGATTCAACAAAGCTAAGCTCGTTGCAACAATTGCAGCTCTTTTTAAGAAAGAAAAGAAAGTTTACCACGAAGACGATACTAATAAGGATGGTGTTGTTTCCGCTCAGGAGGCTGCTGCAGGTGCTGAGAGACGTAGAAGACGTCGCTTGGGGTACTGCTAATTATTTCCGCCGAAGGGCGGTTACCTTAGATTCCGGCCGGATGCTCTGCGAGCATGGTCGGGATTTTTTTTGCGCCTGCGGCGCGGTGCTCTTCCGGAAAGAAAACGGAACTGTGATATAATAGTATTGTAACTTATGATAATTGTAAAGCTTAAATGTACTAAAGATATTCGCGAGAAGTTTAAGATATATGGTATAGATAAGAGGAAGCTAGAAAACTATATAATGTTCGTTACTAATAACTTAGTACGTACGAATAAGTGGTGGGATTATGAGATTAAGGTTAAGGGTCGTAGGGGAATAGATTCCCAGTACTTTTGGAACGATGATGAGATAGAGGTAGCTTTGAACTGTACTGGTTGTAAGACTAAGGAGGAACGTAAGGCTTATTTTATCCGATCGTTAGTTCATGAGTATAGGCACTGGGTGCAGGCTCAGGTGCAAAAGGTTCCTGAGAAGGCTATTAGTTACTCTGATGAGGACGTTGCGGAGCATAATAAGAACTATACTGAAAATAAATATGAACTAGAATGCAGTGAGTGGGAAGTATTAGTAGAGAGATTTATTGATTTAGTATAAATAATAGTGTATGTGGAACAAAGACACCCAATCCTTATTTGAATCTTATAGAGGCTTAGCTGACCAGCAACAGTCTACCGGTAGTAACTCCAAGTACCGACCCGGTGCTGATGATAAGAATAGCAATATGGCTCAGTTCGGGGGAATGGCGGGTAGGGGTAGTGCTAACGCAGCTAGAATGTCCTCCTCGCCTGATCTATCTTCCGACGAAGAATCAGATGATGGTATGGTTGAGGTGAAGGGGTATGGTGTTATGAGGAAGTCTCAGTTAAAGGGTTTGATTATTAAGACAGCTGACGACATACAACAAGACTTAAATCGTGGGCAGTACAATATTGCTAATAAAGCAGACCTATTAACTTTATTCTCAAAGACATATAGCAATTTATAACTTGCAAACTGCAAAACATAGTATATAATTATGTATGGTTAAGCGTACTATTGATTGGAATACTATAGATATATATGTAGATAGTATAATAGAGCAAATTAGAGATAAAAAAATTGACACCGTTCTCGGCCTAGCGAGAGGGGGCATGATACCAGCCACTATACTAGCTTATAGATTAGGCAATAATAACCTACAGCAATTAGGGGTACGTACAAGGGATGTAGAAGCTACTCAATTCTATGGTAACCCCGCTCTGTTCGGTAATGTCTTAGTTGTCGATGATATAAACGATTCTGGTAAAACATTTGCTGAAGCTTCCAAGTACCTCGACTACCACTTTGATAGGGGCGAGATAAATGATGTTATATTTAGCGCGTGTTCAAGAAGGTATAATAGTAAATGGGTAAAGGGTATATATGGATCTATTATTGAAAATGATGATTGGCTGGTCTACCCGTGGGAATAAATATTAATAGTGAAGAGTAGAGCATTCCATTTTGAAGTTAAAGATATGGTGACGCAGTTTATTGCGGCATTTGATGATATCGTTATAGGTAGGTATAATAAGAATAGAGCCGAGATCGATAAGATTAATGTTCGTTATGTTTACGCTCCTAAGGAGAGGGTAATGTTTGATATCATTAATGAAAATAAGACCATTACTTTACCCGCAGTAGCAGTCAGCATTAAAAGTATATCGAGGGATACTAGTAGAGTGTTTAATAAATTAGATGGGTTCTATTACTCGGGCACGAGTGGTGAGGAGAAGACAGCCAGTCATATTAAAGCACCTGTACCGGTTAATATAAATCTAGGTGTATCTATTTTATCTAGATATCAGACTGATATGGATCAGATCCTAAGTAACTTTATACCATTCTCTAACCCGTATGTTGTTATATCATGGAAGGTACCAGCGAAATTTAATCTCTCAGTTGATCAAGAAATAAGATCTGAAGTATTATGGGATGGTAGTGTTAGTTTAAATTATCCTACAGAATTAAATGCTAACCAAAAAGCTCGTATAACAGCTGATACGTCTTTCACTATTAAGGGTTGGTTGTTTAAAGATGCAGATGATCCTGTAGGCAATATTTTCTATATTGATAAGAACTTTAATGCTGTTAACTTGTTAAGCGATTATGAAGGATTAAGCGGTAGCAATGTACCTACCGAATCATTTGAACTGTCTGGATCTCCTCATATAACAGATATATTCTATAACGGTGTCAAGTTATATAACGACGTTACTCTAACAACCACTCAAGTCAGTTCAGCCGGCGCCGGTACTATTCTTCTCAACGGTGTAGGTTTTGCAAATACTGAAACCGTATTGTTTAGCTCTACAAATAGTAGTATGTATACGTCGTTAACATCTCTATCAGCAACAACAAGACAGCCATCAATTTCTGGCGAATCTATACCCTTTACTATTCTAAATGATAATACCATTAGCTTATTAATGCCTAGACTTACAGGCGGGTCAGGTGATGTTAGATTTATACCTTATAATAAGGCAGGCTACTCATTTAGTGATAATACCTTAGAGACGCAGACATTTAGTGCAAATACGACCTTTATTAAAGTCAATTAACTATTAAATATTAACAGACCATGGCAGACGAAAATAAAAAATCATTTTTTAATTCAGATATTTTTAAAAATATCACTAATAAACTCCCGTATCAGACTCCTAATGCTGCAGATTTATTAAGCGATCTAAATCCTAAATATGAAGTATTCCAAGATACTGGTTTAAAGAGAACTGAAGCATTAGCAAATCAATCGGTACTATATAATAATGAATATAATAATGTAGCGCCTGGCCAATTCGGTAGTGAGTCTCAATATGCTGAACTAGTATATGCAAATATTGAAGAGAATAAAGGAGGTAGGCTTCGCGACTACCGTGTGATGGCTTCTTTTGCTGAAATCGCTGATGCATTAGATGAAATTTGCGATGAAGTTGTTAACAAAGATGAAGATGGTAATATTGTTAATTTAGAATTCAGAGGAGGTGCAGCTTTAGATGATGATGATAAGGGTAAGATAACAGCTGAGTTTGAAAAGTATGTCGACTATTATAATCTAGAGAAAAAAGGCTTTGAATATTTTAGACAAATGCTCATCGAAGGTGAAGTATTTTTTGAGCATATTATTCATAAGAAGTATGCTGATGAGGGTATATTAGGAATAGTTCATCTGCCTTCGGATTTGGTAGATGCTGTTTATGATAATATTCAGAATATGCTTATCAAAGGATTTATATTGCGTAAGCCAATATTTGATCCTAATAAACCGAATAAGGTAGATAAGATAGAATTAGTACCGATGGATGATAATCAAATATCTTATGTTAATTCCGGTATATGGAATCAGGATAAAACATTTAGACTACCATTTATTGAAAATGCTCGAAGAGCATATCGTCAATTATCTTTAGTTGAAGATAGTATTGTTATATATCGTTTAGTTAGAGCACCAGAACGTCTCGTCTTTAATGTTGATGTCGGTAATATGTCTCCACCAAAAGCTGAAGCTTATCTTAGAAAGCTAATGCAATCATATTGGTCTAAAAAGACTTTTGATGTTAATCAGCAAGGCGCAGTTCAAAAATTCAACCCACAATCAATGCTCGACTCTTTCTGGTTCGCCAAGAGAGCTGGGTCGGATGGTACTAATGTTACTCAGTTACAGGGAGGAGCTAATTTAGGCGAACTTACAGACCTAATGTATTTTGTTAATAAGCTATACAAAGCCTTAAAGGTACCTACTAATAGGGTTAACCCTGAATCAACATTTAGCGATGGTCAGGAAATCTTAAGAGAAGAGCTTAAATTTGCTAAGTTTATTATTAGATTACAGCAGCAATTCGCCAGCGGATTGAAGAGAGGTTTTATAACACATTTAGAGCTTAAAGGTTTAAAGAAGAAATATGATATCAAAGATACTCATATACACCTTCACTTTAATGTACCTACAAATTTCTACGAGTTACGAGAGAATCAAAAGCTTGAGCTAAAGACAGCGACATATAATAATTTAGTATCAAATGAATTTATATCTGCAACGTATGGTCAGAAGAAATATCTAGGTTGGAGTGAAACGGATATTAAAGCTAACAG